TCTTGACGGGCCTTGCCATCACCAAGCTGTTTCAGCAAGCCCATCGCTTCTTCGTACCGCGCTTGATAAACCTGTATCACATCTTGCTCACCCTTCATGAACGTATACGCTTCCAGCAGTGAGCCGTAGAGCAAAACGGAACTGAAGTTTTCACTGAGCCAAGTAGTGCCATTAGGTGGCCCTACAGTAATGGACGCGGGGTAGTAGTAATAGTGAAGCTCGGCGGTGTAGTATGCATCGGGGGTCGGGCCAAGAATGAACGAGTTGGCGTCAAAGATAGCGTAATACTCAGGGATCGCTCGATCTGCTACCGCATTGGTCGGGTACGAAGCTCGGATGAAATTCACATCTTTGTTTAGAAGATATTGGTATTCACCCGCTGCGGTAATCACCGCCAACGAGAATGTCGCCAGCCAATCAGTTGGCACTGTAAGATACGAATTGCCCGCTGTCATAGCCCCCGTTACATTTTTACGGATAGCGGGGATTTGAACAGAATTATAAATGCGCTGCTCAGCTTGCTGAATAAATGTATTAATATCATCTGTAGCAAAAATGTTCTCTACATATGATTGGATTTCTGTCAGCAGTTGAGCGTAGTTCATCTATCAGCCCATCTTGTCGCTATGGGTAAGACCTTTAGTCGCTGCGCCCGTACCGCGAGTTTTTAAAGTATCTTTTTTCGGCGGCTTCTCATAATCGACGTTGGAGACGTTCCCCACGCTCATGTAATCCACCGCCACATTACGGGCAGAAGCATTGGGGCGAGTGTAGGTGTTCACATTGACATCCTTACCAGACGCCGTATGGGGCTTGGCATAGGTCGCTGCTTGGCCTACTTCCCTGCCACCTTTCTTCATGCTGAACTTAGCCATTAGCGCCCCCGCTGATTGTTAACGCGGGACATGTTGCGGCCCATCGTCTTGCGATCCATCGAAGTCGGGCCACCGGCCTTCATCTTCTTCACGCCGTTTTTGTGCATCCGCTGCTCATGCTTACCCACTTCTTCATCCGCAATGCCACGCACCTGCTTGACATCGCCGCCGCTCAAATACTTTTTCATGTTACCGATACTCCTACAGTACCTACTTGACCCACTGAAATTAAATCATTCGGGGTCAATACCCCGGTGCCGCCGCCAACAGGATTGAAGCCCCATTGGAAAATTCTACTACCTTCTGACAGGTTGTTGTTCACGTTCAGCCCCGAAATGAGATAGGTGTTATCCCGTCGTGGGTTCTTGAGCGCCTGCGGGTCTTCCACAGGATACATCCCCTGTAAATTCTGAGGATGGTCAGGTTCCCAGCAAGTCGGACAGACCAGCATATTGGTCTTCTTCGTCCGAATCACCAATTCTTTCAGTTGCTTCAGTTTATACCGCTGACCGCACCTATCGCACTCGGCGATAGCGCGACGGCCTGCTGCAAACTTATTACTCATATGTACATTTCACGCGGGACAACCCGCCAAGCGGCTTTATCGCGGTCTTCGTCGGACGCCTGCTGCCAAGCCTCGTCGTACATCTGCTTAAGCATAGGGATGCGTTCCGCTGATTCTGGAATCTTAAGCGCCACATAGTACGCCAATCCAGCCACCATTGCGGGCAGGAACCGGAACGGGATGTCCTGCGTGTTCACGCCATTACCAGCGTCCAGCATCCGGCGCAGTCGCCAGTAGACGAGGGTGTAGGTACTGGAGACGTTGGGCACGGGCCACACGGTGAACGTGGGATATTGAACACCGGAAGTTCTTGGTGCGGTTACCGTAGCGGGCTGGTTAGCGCCGCTTAGGCGGTCGATGTAAATCTGGATCGGACGGCCCGTCGCAGTCTTGTTGGGCAGACTGGCGTAAGTGGAAACACTAATTCTGGAGATGCCAATGTCAGCTTGGATTGATGTCCCTGCATTGGTACGGACAACGTGTTCGATGAGGTCAACGGTATCTATGGGGAGGGCATAGGTCGCCTGACCAGCAATCAAAGGCACTGAGTCCGAGTCAATCGTCCAGAGGTTAATGCCACGGTTTGCCCACTCAGCGAACATGAGGTTCAAGCTGCGACGGGCCGTCCGAAATTCATAACCAGTTCTCACTTCCGCGCCAGCACGTTCAAACGCTTCCTCAATCAGTTCGTTGAGGTTGAGGTTAAACGTAGCGGTTGAGGAGGTAGTCATTACTTCTTACTCTTTTTTGCGGTCTTGGCAGACTGCGTGAACGCCTTATCAGTCGGCGCACCGGGGGAGTTGGGCTTCCGCATCTTCTCTTTGCTACCCGCCGCAATGCGGGCCTGCTTCGCATGGATGTTGGCGTACAGCCCCGGTTTAGCAGCCATTACTTCTTAAACCCCTTAAGCGTTTCAGCCAACCGCGCACGTTTGCCCATCAACCCCGGAGCTTTGGCTGCTTTGGCAAGTTTACCCGCAGGGATAGGCTTGTCACCCTTGACACCCAAGGAAGCACGGAGCGCCCCCGGCTTTTTGATTGCGCTAGCGATCCAGTTGGCGCTTCCACCTTTTTTCATCGCTTTCACTTTCTGGGGGTTCATGTCGCCCATGCCGCGTGAGTATCTCATCTCAGCACACCCTGCCTTTGGTCTTGCCGCGCTGGGCGCATCCATCGATCATGCCGCCCTTTTTGTAGCCCTTCACCTCAATGCCGCCACCGCGCTTCATGCAAGCCATGCCGCCCTTTTTCATGCCCATAGCTTCCTTCTTCTCATGTTTCATCATGGATTTCGGAGCGCCTTTGCGCTGCATGAACGCCATTTCCTTCTTCACCATCGCGGGGTTTTCGCCAGCATCGGAACGCTTCATGGCCGGGACTTTACCGCCTTTTTTGTACCCGCGAGTACTAGCAGCGTTGTAAATGTCTGAAGCGCGACGAGAAAGTTTTTCGCCCATTTCTTTTGCGGGGGTGACAATTTTACCGGGGATAGTCCCCGCAGCGCCTTTCAAAAGTTCTTTCCCCGTCATCCCCTCAAATGCCCCCACTGCTGAAGGAGCGCCAGCAACAGTAGCCATCATGGTTCCGGTGGCTTCCAGATCTTTCATCCGACTTTCGTTGCGGTATTGATTTGCCAAAGAACCTTCCTTACTAGGCTCAAGGTCAGCCATATTCTTCGTTTCCCCAGCGGAATACCTACGCGGAGGGATTTTACCCAGTTCACGGGGGGAATTACGCGCAGAAAGATCTTTCAATGCTTTCCGAGTACCGTCTTCTGGCGTGGAGTCAGAGGAGTCAGAAGAAAAATTCCGAGTCCCAGTCTGGCCCACCTTGGTACGCGGCTTATCGCGTTCTGCTCTAAACTTTGCCGTATCCGCAGGGGAGGACATTTTTACATTGCGACGCGGGGCATCGTCTTTGCGATCAGTGGTGTACTCTTTAGTAGCCCCGTCCTTACCCTTAAACTTAAATTTAAGATCGCCGCGTTTACGTGCGGCGGCAAACGCTTTACCAAATTCAGACATAGCCATTTCTATCTCCTAACAATTCCATGCCCGAAGGCTTTTGTTGATCCTGCTATTAGGGTCGCTGGCGGTTTTCTTACTCGTCAGCTTCTTTTTCATTCCAGACATCCGGGCACAGAATGAGTCCCTACGGGAACCACCTTCTGGCTGGGGCGCTTTCAACCCCGGCTTACCGGGATTGGCTTTGTTGTAGGACGCACGGCCTTTGGCGTTCAAACCGCCCGATTCGGCCTTGCCTTCTTTACGAGTCCATGCGGGAGATTTAGCCATAAAATACTGTGAATCCACCAATGTTGGTTAAAGTAACGTACATGTCAGTATCAAACAAAATCCCTTCACCGGGAATCGCAACATAGAACGAATTGACGTTAGTGTTTGACGGTACGTCAATTTCACAGATATTAGGGCCAGAAGAACCGCCGTTAAGAAACTTAACGCTCCCTGATGCGCTGGAAATACCTACGATCACAACCCCTTTTAACCGCGCTCGCCCATTAAAAATAAGACGGGTAGTTGGCCCAACCGTTGAGGGAAAATGGACTGAATTAACATCAGTTTGCATTGGCATTAGTAGGTACTCGGAGGGATGTTAGGATCCCGCACTGGATAATACGCTAGATTAGAAAGTTGCAAATTGACCGTACCCGGAAATGTCCCTGCTGTGGCAGAGGAAATTTCAATGTAAATTTGATTATCGGTTGATGTGCTCAAGCTGGGGGGGACAAAAAACGGCGGGGTTACCACTTCATAGCTATCGGTCGTATCCAGCGGAATCGTCGTCGTGTTGTTGCCAGTTGACATGGCCGACACGTTGAAAGTGCCAACCCCAGTAAAAGTAGGCTGACACCTTAAAGCTACTGCTCCCAATACAGTGTTGAGAGACGTTTTACCAGTCACCGTCATACGCGCCTGATACCAGTTGCCGCCTTTCGCCATCAGTGGGCAGTTTTGATAAAGCTGAACCATACCGTTGGCTGCGGAAAACACAATCGAAAGATCCCAACCAAAACCGGGGGTCGAATCAATACCTGTGGGTTTTACTGAAATTGTGGCGTTGCCCGTTGTCGTCCCAGACGTTACGTTAGTCGGGCTGCCTAAAATAAACCACCCAGTTGGTACTGTTCCTGTAATCCCCGCCCCTGATGCGTTATTCGTACCTGTCGTACCTTGCATCAAGCCGTTTTGAACCAAATTAACCGCCGCAGGGCCGAGTGATTGCCACGTTGCCGTGCCATCAGTAATGCTAGATCCATCCCCAGTTGGGCCACCGCTGCTGGCGGATGTTCCTGCCACCGTGCATTGATACACCGTGTAGTTGTTCATCCGCACTACGCCTACGGTGTACGCAGTGCTGGCTGCCCACAACGTCACTGCGTTGGTGTTATCGTCGAGGTACGACATCGGTTTCCATGCGTACCGATTAGCAGTATCCCAACCGAGGCGAGAGTCCCACGATGTTTCGGCTTTAGCAATTCGGTAATTGGCGTATGTGGATAAATGGTTCTGAGCGCCCTGATAGTTGGCAACTACCAATCCATTAGCATCTGTGCCATCTACTGATAACCCAAATAGATCAAAGAACCGCAGTCGGTAAGCCCGGCGAGTTTGGAATAATTTGCGGCGCAAATAACCAACAGCGCGAGTAAAATTTGCAAACTGCCCAGAAGTGTTAGTGCCAAAATTTGTTGCGCCGATGGGAACAGCAATATAAACAGTACCACTTGAATACAACGCATCGGCAATTGCCATAATGTTTTTGTATTCGGTTTCAGCTGCCGCAATAGCAGTTGCCAACGTAGCTTGCTGGTACATGCTGGAGTTTGTCCCCAGCGAAATGACCACATTGGCGTATGTTGACTTTGGCGCTTGGCTTTGCAATTTCGGCAACGCCGCCAAATGTTGGGCGCTGCTGGTGCCGCTGGCTGTGAAATTGTGGGTAAACACAAACGGCGCACCGTTCCAACCATTAATGCTGTGCAGGAACGAACTGTCTCGCTGATTTTGCCACGGGATGGCAAGCCACGTTCTGCCAGACGTATATGACCCGTCTGCCATTGTTACGCCAGCTACGGTTGCTGACGCCGTTAACGTGCCGTTGGTCGGAACTGTCAACGCAGTAACTTCAGCATACGACATGACGCAAGTGTCCAGTGTTGCCGAGTTTGCTGTGTCAATTAGCGTGAATTTATTGCCCTGAGCAATGTTATGGTTACTGATTGATAAAGACGCCACGCCCGCAGAAACGGTAAACGCGCTCAGGTTTCCCGAGTTATTTGTCCAGCCCATTTGCAAATGGCTGTCGCCAATCACCAAAGTACGGGGGTCATACGTCGCACTTTGGGCGGGAGATACAAACGCCCCATCTACATACGCTTGAGGGTAAGTAGTGATAGCCATATCACACCCCCAAATATACGGTTACAGTCGGTGAACCCGTGAACGCGGTAACAGTAGACACCGCATAGATATAAGGCCACGGGGCGCTGAACGCAAAACCATCAGTAGCGGTGCCAGTACCACTTAAAGAAATAGTGCCAAGCAACACTCCGTTAATGGCGGTATTGCTGGTCGTACCGTAAACGCTAACCGCCGCAGTAAACGCGCCAGCCGCAAATCCAACAGCCTGTACAACTTTTGGATCGGGGATGACATGTTGTATAGCGCCTGTTTGACTTGCCGCAGTAAATACGGCAAGGGTATTCGTAGACCCAGTGCGTCCGTACATTATGGTTTACCTATTAGGCAGAAGTCGGATAAGCCGAACCGTCAGAGTTACGCACGATATACGCAATGATCAACGTGCCAGAACCCGTAGTCACCGTAGTACCACTAACAGTGTAAGTGATAACTGCGTCAGTCGCCCCCACGTTCGTGACTTTAGCGGCATCGGCAACAGTCGTGGTAACCGTCATCGCATATTGACCACCTGTAGAAGCAGTAGGCGTGATGGTTCCAATAACCGTAGCGCCGTTCTTAACCGTAAGCGTGGGGGAAGTACCGTTAAACACGGTAGTGTCAATCACTAGGTTAAGCGCGGTGATACACGCGCCAGCCGGGAGAACCGCTAACGTAACCGTGCCGGTGTCGGCAAAAGTAGCGGTTTTAGTTTGCGTAACAATGGTAGCGCCAGTGTTACGAATTTGGCCCTGCGCGGCGTTGGTGCCGGTAGTTTCTTTAACAGTGCCCAGAAGCCACGGGCCAAGGTGAGTAGCAAAACCCATTGAATTGTCCTCTCATGCGAGTTCAGTGCGACCATCTGCATGAAGTCAGCCGGGGCGGCTGTTGGTCACACCGGGAAGCCCCGGATTGAGAACTCATATAACATAGGAAAAACCAAAAGAAAAGGGGCCGAAGCCCCCTTTCTCAAACCAAATTACTTGGTTTTAGGTCGAACCCGGAGAGCCGAAGATGCCCAGCGGGTCAGACACGCCGAACGAATAACGCTCGCGGGCCTTGTAGCGCACGTTTCCAGTGTCGAAGTCGCCGTCCATGCTGTTAGCCAGCGGGGCGCGAACGAAGTGCTTCAGACCATTCGGAACATCGGTGGTCAGGAACCAAGCGTTGGTGTCGGTCAGCCAGTGGTTGACCGTGTAGCCGCCCGGAATCGCGCCGTTGTTCTTCAGCGCGTTGATGTCGTTGTCGGTCGTACCAACACGCAGTTCCGTCTCAAGGAGGCGGGTCGCGACGAACATCAGCGCCGGAGGAATGATCAGCTTCTTCGGCTTCGCAGCAATCA